AATTTGGATAGCAAACTGCCCTAACATTTTGAAGTCAAGAGCCATTTTACGCACATCCTCTTTGTCAAAAATAGACATCATTTGTGCGTACTCATTAGGCTTATTACCTGCATCCAAAGCCTTTAACCCTTTTCCGTAAACTAGCCTTGCAATGTTGTTAATTACCGCTGAATTCGTGGTGCTGTTAATATACCTATCCATTAACCATTGGAAGTGCATATTATTTTCGCCATACTCAACCCATTCATTTTTGTTTGTTTCCTTAATGATAGGGGCTTCGTATGCGGCAAGATTTATTACGTGAATGTTATCCATTTTTAGTACATTAAAAAGTCGTTAGTAGTTTGGTTTCCTAGGTAACCATTCAAATTCGGTGAGTAGTTTTTAGCTAATTGGTCGGTGCAGAAAATTCTATCTCTGTACACCTCAACACCCATTGCATCCTTTAAGATTAATCTATAGTAGTGTCCCTCTTTGCAGTTGAAAATTGCATCTATTTCATCAAAGTAATCACCGGGTGTATATGTAGTGATAATTACTTCTATTGTTTTATTGGTGCTTTCATCGGTAATGTACATGGTGTCCACCGTACTTTCCCTAGGGATGAAAGAAATGGTTTGGTCTAATACTTTCTCGGTCGTGATTACTATCATAGTAATATAACTCACTTAACCTAAATTTGTTTCTAAAAAAAAAGGGAGGACAAAAGCCCCCCCTCTTAAAATAGTGTATGTTACTATTATGTAGTAACCAATGTAGGTCCACCCAATAAAGTCAACAAATCAGCTTCGGTAGAACAATCTAGGAAGTTTGCAGGTTTCTCCTCCATGGCTTCAAATGTAATTTTGTAACCATTGAAATCACCATAAGCAACTCCGCTTTCTACAGACCCCGCAGTTGCATCACAACCACGCTGTAAACCTGCAATAAAGAATTGATTTCCGTTAGTTCTAACAACTATGTGAGGACGTCCGTAAGCCAAAATTTTGAATTGCTTGTGGAAAACTGGGTCTTGTCTTTTCAACTCAGCTGTGATAGTTTGAGTGAAAAAAGTAGTTCCGTTATCACGAGAGGTATTCACCGTAGTGTTGAAACCATTGTTACCTTTTAACTCATATTTGTAAAGAGAGTTAATAGCACCACCAATAGCTGTAATTTGGTCTTCAAAACCTGCAGTTGCATCGTAAGTTACATCACCTGATGGCGCTGCGTCTGGGTCAAAATCCCCAAAGTTAATTAGGTAGAGAGCTTGGATTCCTGAGATGGAATCTTTACACTGCTCCGTTCTACCATTTGCTATGAAACAAGGCATATTATTTAGTATTAAAGGGAGGCTGTTACACCTCCCATGTTATTAATTATTAGTTAGCAGAGTTAACGATACCGTAAGTAACGATGTTCTCAACAGCTCCGTATTGAGCTCCTGCTGCCATTCTCATGATTACACGAACATTTTGTGAGCCGTCAATATCGGACATATCCAAAACTTTGGTTTCATTCAAATCCGAAAGCACAGAAGTTCCAAAATAAAGGTTATCAATAGTAGTTGCGATAGCTGTGTTAGTAGCTAATCCTGGTGCCCAAAATATCTCTACTCCATCAATGCTTAAAGAGCCATTAGAATACCAAGTAGTTGATTGGTTGTTTACACCTGTACCCGGAGTAACTGCTGCAGAAGCACCTGATACGGTAGAGAATCCACCCAATGCACGTACATACGCTTTAGCAATGTTAGTAGATACATAGATTCTTAGGTTAGGATTACCATAAAGAGCGGCAGGAATTGCATCAACAATTTTACCCAACTCAACAACTACGTTTAAAGCTGTAACAGAAGTACCTGCTACCTCTTGTGCAGGTGGCAATAATGCGTCAGTAGATACGATAGTAGATATACCATTGAAAGAACCTGATGTACCTGTAGCACCTACCCAAAATGCTGTCTCAACATTCGCAGCAACTTTATCAGCAGCGTGAGCAATTAAAAAATCAGCAAAAGATTTAGGCATTTGTTTGAAGTTGCTAAATCCCATTTCAGCCGCTTGCCAAGTTGAAAAGAAATCTTTTTTACAAAGCTCCAAGTTAACTTGCAAATCTTTAGTAGTAAGTACACGCTCAGTTAAAGTAACTGTAGATGGGTCAGTAAATGCACAAGTAGCATCTTTCAAGATAGCATCAGTAGCTACTTTTTGGATAACTTGTTTGAAGTGTACGTTTGGAAGTACAGTAACTCCACCATTTTCGATGGTTGGAGCGGATAAAAGAGCTGCAGAAACGTATTTCCCTGCAAACTCACCAGCATAAGTGGTAGTAATTGAAGTAGCCATTTTTTGTTTTTGTTATTTAATTAAGATAATTTATTTAAGATTCGGTCCATTGTGGATTCTTTACGATTCCCACCCCAACTAAACTGAGCTGTAGGGTTTTGTTTCTCAGGGTTATGAGAAATCGGCTTGGAAGCAGGCTCATCAATTACAGGAGCCTCTTCTACTTTGGGCTGCTCTGATAATTGTAATTTCAATGCTTCGTTTTCCGCTTTTAATTCTTCTATTTTAGAGAATAACATTTCCTCAACTTGTGATTTAATGATTTTCTTTGGTTGAGATGCAGTGTCTTCGCTCAATGTAGGCTCAGTTGCAACTTCTTCATTCATCATTGGAGCTTCAGGTGCAGGAGCCTCATCTACTGGAGCTTCTTTAATCTCAGCAATGATACCCTCTTGGGTAATTACTAAGTACTTACCATCTTCCAATTCGTACTCACCTACAGGCAAAGCAATACGTTGCTCATCCTGAGTAACAATAAATACTTCCATACCGGGCTCAAATGCATCAGCCTCCAATACGGTTACTCCATCCATTAACTTCATGGATGCAAGTTCTACCTTGTCCATTCCGAGCAAGGCAGAGATTCTGCTTAAAATTGATTCTTTCATATTATTTTTATGTATAACTCATTAATTATTTAAGTGTTCCATTTTTAATTAATTTGCCTAGTCACTATGATGTTGTTAACTACTCCCTCATCAGGTGTGTTTACGTTACCTATTCCCTGAGCAGGCAGAGTGCCATCACAGCATTTGGCATTGTAGGTTCCGTCTTTACATATGCACCCACGTTTTCCCCCCTGTGGGGAGCTTTTAGTTTGTTGTCTTTTTTTCATATTCTTTTATTTTAGATTCTGACCATGTTAACGCTGCTTTACCACCCCACAATAAATAAGAAATGAATCCGCAATCGTTGCTATCCCCTTGGTTGTAATAAACCTCCGCTCTAGATAGGTAGCTGTACATTCTCTTAATAGTTTCCATGCTGACCTTTTCACCATTGGCAAGCTGTTGGGCTCTAATTTTTCCTACTTGGGTAGCACACTTATTATTATTCCTTTCATTAAGCAAAATTCCCCTTTGTGCGTTTCGTTTTACTACACTTGGGTAGTCATTGTAACTGTCCTCTGCCAAGTTTTGACCTGACATTATTTTTTTAATCTGCTCAATCAGGTATTCTTTCTCTTCATCCATTACTTTTTTCATGGAAGCCTGCATAGCCATTTCATATTTATCTGCAAAATAACCCTCGATTGAAAAACCTTTTACATTACCCTCTTTAACATCGTTCCAAATTTGGTCATTGTTTACTTTCATTGAAATCATCCACGTTCCAATTGGTAAATTAAAACCATATAATCGGCTTTTATCCGATTTACTATCCTCAATTATCCAACTTTCGACTACGGTCATGCCATCTATTTGTTTGTCATGTTCATAGGTAGCACTATTTTGGTGACCATTGGTAAAAAACATTTCACTGGCTTTCCTTACCGTATCCTCAGAAAAGTAAATGTAAAACTCTCCATGCTTTGAGTTCTTTCTGTAGATTTGTTTGTTAGGAATTAATGCAGGACCCATCAACAATTTTTTCTCTTTGTCAATGGTAGCAAGTTCTATGCTGTGCTTATTAAGGGCTACAAAGTTTTCCTCTATTGCAGGCTCATCAACTACCGATACAGCGTAAACACCCATCTCCGTATCTTTATCATCTAAGATTAATTCAATTATTTTCATAATGTTCCATTTGTTATTTTGTTTCGTTCCAATGCCTGTGCTGTTGTTATATTTCCACTGACAACATACGCTTGAATTGGTTGTTGTTGTAACTGAGCTAGTTGATTCATGCCGTTATTCCCAACTACATTGAATTGCGGAGCCTGTACTCCACCACCTGCACCACCGCCACCACCTGCACCACCGCCACCACCTGCACCTCCGCCACCTCCTGCGCCTGCAGATGGGGCTGAGCCACCGCCTAACTCTTTCAATGCTTTGGCAGTTGCTGCGATGTTAGCAGCTATTCCTATTCCTGTAGATATGTTGTTCATTGCAATCACTGGAGCGGCTGAAACCCCACTTGTAGCAATAGCCTGCGGAGTAGCTAAGGCACCTGCGTTTGCTAGTCTATTGGCAATAACCATCTTTGCAATACCCACAGCACTCTCTACTAAGATGGCACCTTTTTGTACCGCTTTGTTTTTACCAAATATGTCCTTTAATAAATTTGCCCCTTGTGACGCTAAGTCCAATGCTTTGTTTTGTATTGCAGCTTTCTGCTCGTATGCGGCGAGGTCTGATTTAGTTACTTGCTCATTATATTTTCGGTTAGATTCAGCACTATACAATTGGAATTGCTCTTGTGTTATTATCTTAGCATCTAACTGATTTTGTAAGTTGACTAATTCTTGGTCCAGTGCAAGTTTTTTAATAGCTATTTCCTTAGCACTTCCCTCTGCCATTGCATCTATTCCTAACTGCCTTTGTTTTACCTCATCAGCGAAAGCTTTGGCATCACCCTCTTGCATTGCTTTTAATAACTTCTCCTCATTCTCCAGTGCTTGTTGTTGCTCAATTTTTGCGTACTTATCCTTTACTGCTATTCTATCCTCTTGATATTGCTTAGTTAATTCAGTGGTATCTTGACCTGCTTTGTCATATATAAGACTTTGCTCATCAAATTTATTGGCTAGTATCTGTAATTCCTTTTCAGATTCATCTGTTAATGCTGCTTGCCTATCCGCTTCCTGAGCTTCGTAAAATGCTTTTAGATTATCATTATATATCTTTAGTTTTTCTGCCTTTTGCTTTTCTATTGCATCTAGATTCTTTGCGCCATCCTCCGCTGCTTTTTTATTTATTGCATTTATTTGAAGGTTATTTCCATCTATTTCGCTGCTAATTTCTTCTATGTTTTGTTTTAATTCATCAATAGTTTTTTTGCCCTCTTCCTTAACTGCTTCAGGGTCAAAAAGTTGTTTTGTCACCCAACCACTAAATGCTCCTCCGAATTGTTTTTGCAAGTGTGTAGGCTCCAATCCTTGTACCGTGTCGTTAATTGTTTTTGTAGTCTCTTTGGCAAATTTATTAATATCACCCATTATTCCCTTAACGTCTAAACCCCCTAACCCAAGAGCCTTCGAAACTGAATTTGCACCTTTCAATGCTATTTCAATAGGTTGAGTTAGCGTACCAATAATGACACTTTGAAACTGCTGCATATATTTGTTGGTCATTTTCATTAAAGAAATGATACCTGTAGATGCTATATCTATAATCATTAATAACGGACTTACTGACGTTAAATCCATTATTTGCTTAGTTGTCTTATAGTTTCTTATTGAGGCATCTTCACTGGCTTTTTGGATTTTTAGCTGGGCTTCTAACTGAGTTTTGGCATCCTTTAATGATGCCTGTTGTTTTTCTATTCTAATCTGTAAAATTTCCTTTTCAGATTTCCCCTGAAGCCTTAATGAGTTTTCTTGAAATTTAAAATTATCGGATTCCCTTTTTGATTGTTCTGCATTTTTAGTGGCTAAATCTAGGTTGTTTTTTAACCCTGTAGTAACCCCACTCACTGCCCCTTTAATGTCATCCCAATAAGCTACAATGGCACCCAATGCAACCACAAGTAACCCAATACCTGTAGCTGCTATCCCTGCCCTTATTCCTGTTAATGCACCTTTGCCACTTACTCCAACAGCTTTCCATACAGGACCCAAAGCACTGGTAGCTTTTCCTGCCAATGAGCTTTCACTAGATAGGTTTCTAAACGTATCTTTAACTACTCCTCCTAAATTCTTAAATGCGTCTCTTGCTTCACCTACCCCTTGTAAGCCTTGAGATAATGCCATGGCACTCTGTACCTTTAGCATCATTTTTTGGACGTCCTCACCCTCTGCACCGACTAACCCCATTGCACCCTGCACCGCAGAAAACCCACTAGCTACCCCTGTTAACGTAGCTGTAAATGCTTTGAATTTTGCATCAGGGTTAAAGGCATCGGTTAAGGCTTTGGCATCTCCAATTCTATCTTTTAATTCGGCTGCTTTCTTAGCGGCATTGGCAGCCT